GCCAGTGCCACAATGCCGCCAGCAAAGGCCGCAGCACCCGCCACGATGCAGAGAACCGCAAAGGTAAGTGCCATCTTCAAGAAGGCGGTCAGAATTTCAAGAATCACCGATACCCACCTCCAAAAAAGTCTTGTTGCACTTTCAGCGCTGCCTGCTGGCGGGCGGCATCGGAGAGGACATTGGTGGCAAGTGCGTTGACGCAGGCTTTGCGCTTGGTTTCGACCTTGGCCTTGTGGACACTGGCCTTGATGGAATCCTCAAGCTGCCGTTCCCACAGGCGGGCGCGGCTGTCGTAATCGTCATTTTCCTGTACAATGACGACCTCTGACCGCAGTGCTTGCTCTGCGCAATGACGCAGCCTTTCAAAAGCGTACTGCTGTTCATCACGGCTGCCGCTGCCATTCCATTCATTGAACTGGCGGTAGTTCTCCACAGTTTCCTTGTGCAGCCTGTTCAGGCGGTCACGGCCAAAGCCAAGCGTCTGATGGATCGCAAGGGCGAAGCAGCACCACATCGCGGTCACAGTCTGGTCGGCAGCCATACGGAGCTCTACCTCGCGGCGATTTTTTGTGTTGCGGTTCAGCGGCACCCGCATTTCAGTGAGGCAGATGCCATCTAAGCGGCGCTGCATTTCCGCGATACCGGCAGCCGTGCCGTGTTCGTCAATGATGGCGGCGATTTCTTTTTGCAACTTTTCGGCCTTCCCGGCGATACGCTCCATGCGGTCAGCACCGACACCAAACCGCTGATGCAGGGCAATCAGCAGACACCAGCTGGAAATCTGGCCCACCGCATCGCGGGTCTTGCTTTTTTCTTTCAAAAGGTCATGTTTCCTTTTCACGGTCTTTCTCCTCGTTTTGCATTTACGCGGCACCAGTGCCGCTGTGCCTGCTTTTTCCTGTCAAAACGGCATTGCAGGCAGAATGTGTTTTCTTTGCGCTCGTAGAATGTAGCCCCGCATCGGGCGCAATACTGCGGCGGGATTTTCTTGTATTCGGCGCAGCTGTCACAATCGGTGCAGCCAGCCGTACAGTGCTTCAGGTCATCCCAATGCAGGCATGTCGTGCGCTGCCAGTATTGGTTCCAATGGTCTTCCAGTGCCGGATCGTAATCGACCTGCCGGATGCGGCAGTTCAGAACCTCTACCAGCATCGTCATGGTAGTCTGCATTTCGGCCCGGCTGCGGGAAAGTAGCCTTGCCTGCCAGACGGTAGGCTCTGGGGCGCCATCGCCCCAGTTGCCGCCCGCCATCATGGCGCGAACCTTGTCGGCGTTCTCGGTGAGGTAGCAGTAGTAGACTTTTCCGCGAATGGCCTTTTCAGACTTGCCCAGTGCTTTGCTGATGGACATATAGCTTTCGCCGCTCTTGATACCCTCGGCCAGCCTGTCGTAATCTTCTTGGTGCCAGACCGCCTCCGGTCCATGCGGGTTGATGCGCACCGGGCGGGCTTTCAGCCCAAGGTCTGCGCAGCGCCGCTGGATGGCACCGGGAGAGCGCCGCAGCATATCGGACATTTGCTCGTAGGTGTATTTGTACTGTTCCAGCAGCATCCGCAGCTTGGCATCCTCGGCGGGAGTCCACGGGTCTTTCCGCTGGAGGGAGCAGGCTTTGAAATCTCGCTTTCGCTGCTCGGCCACCCATGCGGGTTCTTCACCGAACGCCAGCGGTTCCAACTTGGAGAAATCCAGAAATGAACGGTTTTTCTCGGCCCATGTCCAAAACTCTTTGAGATAGACCACGCGGAATGTGTTCTGCTGCACCCGCTTGTTGTGAACCGGCAGCCCACGGTTTTCCACCCAGCTTATCATTTTGTAACTATACGAGCCTGTGCGATTAAAAGCTGTGACCAGTTGATTCAGCGTCACATAATCGCCGCCCATCAGCAGTGGTCCAAGGTGCAGCCGCGATGCGCGTATCTTTATAGCCTGTTGGCTGCGGTTCAGCTTTTTGGCGAGAGCAGGTATCCCGCAAACACCCCAGCTTTCAGCAAGAAGGGATTCTTCTTCAGCTGTCCAATGGCGTTTTGTGCCTTTCGGTATGTATGTCATTTTTTCGTTGCAGCCCTCTGTGCCGCCTGTATCAGAGCGATGCTCTCCGGGTTCTTGAATATCTCCCACCGCAGGGAGTGGATGTCGCGGTCACTTTGGACGAGATCCCGCGTTTTCCGGGCTGCTTGCAGCGTCCGGGAGCAGATAAACGCCCTGCAGATCAGTGGCCGTACCGGGTAGACCTCGCAGCGCTTGGTCGTCTCATTGCGGAACGGGCAAGTCAGATCCACGCTTTCCAGTGCAGCGCCCGCTGGCAGCCGGTGTTCTTTCAGCTGGTGCTTCTTGGCATAATCCCGCAAGCGGACGATCTCACGCCGGGTAGTGGGCAGCAGGTCGGTACAGCACTCGCCGCAGCCGATGCAGTGACCGTCTACGCAGTTGTTTGAGTAGAACTCTCCATCCTTGGGCAAGTTGGCAAGGCTCGAAACAACAGGCATCACGATTCCTCCTCTGCGCCTTCATAGGACGGGTGCGTACCGTCCAGCAGGGATTTTTCCATATCGGACATCTCGTAGCCAATGCCATCCAGCGCTGCATAAATGCCCGGGTAGACGGATTCATCATCCTTGATGCACTTGTAGAACACGCCAAGCCACTCGGTATCGTGCATCCGGTGATTCACAGGCTCTGTCAAGGCGAACAGCAGCACCATGAGCATCTTCATGGGATTTACCTGCGCATTTTCCATCAGCACAGCCGTATCGAGATCATGCTCGTCATTGTAGATGCCATCACCATAGACGGCCTCGATGGTGTCCTCGTCCATATCGCTCAGCGCATCGTGGTTCAAGATTATCATGCGGCAGGCTGCAAAGGCGACGGCCTCGGCGGCCTTTTTGGGGAATCCGTACTCTTTGAGATAGTTCAGCCGCAGGCGGTAGGCGGATTCTTCGTCCTCCTCAATGACGCGGAACTTCTCGCGACATTCTTCGATTTTGGCCTCCCGTGCAAGCTGCTCCGGGGTCTTCTCGGCCGGCTTGTCTTCTTCGGTGCGTTCGCGGTAGACAGTGATGCCGTAGCCGCTCTCCGTGTACCAGTAGGCGTGTTCTCCGGCATCAGCCGGGGCTTCGACGGCTCCCGACCATGTGCCGTAGCTGGCATGGAACAGGCAGTTTTCCGGCATATCCGCTTTGCTGTCGACCTTAGTTGCATAAGATGCAACCACCTCCCGGATGGCGTTCATCGTTTTCCGGTCTTTCTGCTCCCGCAGGGCCCGGTCAAGGCAGGCACGGAAGTTGTTGGTGCCGACACTTTTCAAAACCTCGTTCTTGGCCTCCTCGGTGTCCAGCTTGTCCAGCAGAGCAAAGTCGGCCAGCGTGGCGCCGCGCTTGGCGCTCTTTTTGAACTCCTCGCGATCAAGAGAGAGCAGTTTCACGCGGCGGCGAATCGTGCTTTCGGAAAAGCCCGCCTTGTCGGCGACCTGCTCCACGCTGTTGCCGAAGTCCATCATCATCTGGAAGCCCTCGGCCTCCTCATAGACAGTCAGATCGCTGCGCTGCACATTCTCGGTCATCATAGTAGAGATTTGCTCTTCGAGGGTCATATCCTCAACCACGATGCAGGGCAACTCCATAAGCCCGGCAGCCTTGGCAGCGGCCAGACGGCGGTGGCCGATGATGACGGTGTAGCCGTCAGTGTTGCGGAACTGGTTCAGCTTCGTGCGGTTTTCCTCGGTGGGGTCGCCGTAATACTGTCGGCACAGTTTCTCGTAATTCACATCAGGGTTTGCACGGGGCACAACGGTCAGATTCTGCAAAACGCCGTTTGCCTTGATGCTGGCGGTCAACTCGGTAATGTCGCCCAAATCTTTGCGGGGGTTGTCCGGGTGGGGGTGCAGCTGCGCGACAGGAATCATTGTGACATTGGTATTCATAGTGGTATACTCCTTTGCTTATTGGATTGGATTGGCTAAGTTCTTTGCTAAAACTATCTAAAAATTAGATTGAGATTTAGATTAAGTTAGATTAAGAGCCGCCCCGGCGCACAGGCTTTTTGCCGTTGGCGGCAAAATGGTTCGGGGCGGGGTCACGGGCAAGAACAACAGCTTCGTTTGCCTTCTCGTTGCTCATCATCTGATACCAACCAGCGCCCGGATTCTTGCCGGCGTAGTACAGCATCATGGAAAGGGCGTACTTTGCACTGTCTCGGCTGTCGTAATCCCCCAAGCGGATCACTCTCTGGCCGCAGACAGCTTTGATTTTGTTGTCATCGCCAACATAGACATACTCAAACCGGCCAAGATTGACGGCAGAATCGCCGCTCTGGCTCAGAACATACAACTGTGTCATGGATAACACCTCCTACCAGTTCACCGCATCGTCCAGCGCGTTCTGCTGCTCCTCGCGGGTCAGCCGGGTATAGATGGCTGTTGTTGCCACGCTGGAGTGGCCAAGCAGATCGGCCAGCAGCGACAAATTGTTGTTCCGCTTCAAAAATTCAATGGCAAACAGATGGCGGAACGAGTGCGGGTGCATATATTTCGGGTCGATTCCGTACTTTATGGCGTACTTCTGAAGCATTTCGGCCACGCCTCTTGACGACATTTGCCCGCCGTATCGACTCGGCATGAGGTAGTCGTCCGGTTCGGCATTGGCATAATAGGCGGCAGCTTCATCCCGAAACTGCTTAGGTATGTAGATGCGGCGGATTTTTCCCTTTGTCCACATTTCTGCATATCCCCGGTCAAAATCCTTTTTCTGCAAGCGGATATACTCGCTCACGCGAGCGCCGGTCATCGCCAGCAGCTTCACGCCGTAGAACCATTTCCAATTTTTATCCTGTTCCAGACACCGCAGCAGCCGTTCATATTCCGAAACCGGGATTACATTGCTCACGGCGGTTGCTTGGTGGATCTTGATGGTCTTGCACTTGCTGCCCTCCATCCCCAGCATTTCGCACAGGCTGTTGTAGGCGTTCAAGCGCACATTCACAGTCTGGGGCTTTTTCCCTTGCTCCAGCAATTCACGCTTCCACGCAAGCCCGGCCTGTTTGGTGACCTCTGTGTGGGCGGAGAAGAAATCACGAACCGACATCGTGTAGGCACCAATCGTGTTTTCGGCCAACTCACGCTCCCGCAAGAAATCCTCATACTGATTCAGAATTTCCGCAGAATCCTTTTTCATGGTCAAACCTCCTTAGAAAAAAGTCAGCTGCCCGTTCTTGGTTTCGTTCAACTCGGCGGGTTTCCATGTTTCCACTTTTTTAGTGGAAACCGGGGTGGAAACCGGCGCTGCTGCTTTTGCAGGTTCTGTGAACGAACAGGGCTTTTTTGTGTCTTTCGCGGGCGAATCTGCCACTTTTTCAGGCTTTTCCGTGAACGAATTGACATTTTCGGGGCTTTTCCGTGAACTTCCCGAAATCAGCAGATCCATCTGTGCCGCCAGGCGGCGTCCGTACCAGATGCCATCGGAGAACAGCGGCGTGAACCAGATCCGTTCTGGGTCGCCTGCGGGCAGCAGACCTTTTTTATCGTAGGCGGTGCAGGGGTTGATAAGTGTGTCGCCGATAACAACATATCCGGCGCAGCCCATCAAGCTAAGCTGGATGTAGCACATCAGCCCAACGGTGTAGTCGATGTCCTGTGCAACAAACATCACTTTCTGCTGGTAGTTGATGTCGTGCCGCTTGCAGGCATTGGCAAACGAGACGAGCAGCGCCCCCGCGCCGCAGGCGCAGTCATTTACCGACACAAAGCCTTTATCCTCAAACCGCGCGGGGTCGAAGCTGATTTCCGACATTGCCTGACACACACTGTAGGGGGTAAAGAACTGCCCGGCGTGGTCGTTGCCCAACTCGCAGGTCATGTACAGCTCGCCAAGAAAATCTTGGTCGGGCTTCTCGTCAATGGCATAAACCATTTGCATCAGCATTTCGGCCATGCGTTTGATTTCGTCCTCGCTGTACTTTTTGGCGATGTTCCTTGCATCTGCGGCCCGCTTCGGCGCGTTGGCCTTGTCGGTTACATTGCTTATGTCGATGGCCGTCAGCTGAATAAAATCCGACCAGACTTCCCATCGGCCATGTCTGCCGCACAGGCTGTTGAAGATGCTCAAGAACTCCTTTTTGTAGCTGTCAACGCCCCGCACCACCTTTGCCATGGTTTACTCCTCCTCGTCCGTGTCTTCGGGCGGGGTGGTATCGACCAGACCATCCGCGTTAAGGTCGTCCGGGTCAATGTCTCCGAAGCCGTCCGCATCTTCGGGAATGTCGGGCACATTGGCGTTCAGCAGCTTTTTCTGGATGACGGTGCGGTGGAAATACTGGAGCCAAGTGTCGTGCAGATTGCGGAACAGGTTCTTCAGCTTGGTAAACAGCGCATCGGAGATCACAAACTCTTTGCTCAAGGTGTACTTGATAGCGCCGTCCTCGTAGCTGAACTTGATGGAAGCATCGGGGCTGGTGTAGCCGTTGTCCTCGACCTTTTCCAGCATCGACATCTGGCCGGCCACATCCTGCAGGGGCCGCACCGTCATGGTCAGCGGGTAGCCGCTGCGGTTGAAAGTGGCCTGCAAGTCGTTTTCCTCGCAGATGCCCTTCAGCTTTTTCTGGTAGACGGCGAAAGTCGCTTCTTCATTCATTTTCATAGGGGTTTACTCCTTTCCGGTGCCGAGAATCGCCAGCATGCCTGTGGTGGTTCTCGGAATTTTGTATTGCGTAATGTCATTTTCGGTAATGTACTTGCGGCCATAGTGTTCTTTCATGGAGCGCCAGACGCTCCATGGGATGCAGTACGCACCGCCGTGGGAAAATCCGGCCAGAACATAGCAGAAAGCACCGAGCCGCATCTTTTCGTCCAGATACTCGGTCTGGCCGGGGCTGACGCGGGATTGCTCCAGGCGGTTCGATCCAGTGAACTTGGCCTCCATGTAGACGGACCTGCCGCCGCGGAGTGTGCCGGCGTAGTCTGGCTGGGCTTTTTTCTCGTAGAAGCCCACGACCTTGCCGCCGTTCTCGCGGCCCGTCATGTGGAACGGTTCGGGCGTCTTTTCGATGGATGCCACGCCCAGACGGCGGTAGTGGTCGAACGCGGCGTTGATATCGCGCTCAAACTGCTGGCCCAGCGCCTTGCTCACCGCGCCGATCAGCTGGCGGCGGGGGTCTTTGCGGTTATTTTCCATTAAGCAAGCCTCCTTGCAGCAGGGCTGCGGGCTGGTAGTCAGGCGGGATCTGCGCTGCGTATTTCTGCGCGGCGGCGTAGAACCACGGCGGCAGCGGCAGACCCAGTTCTTCGTAGGCATCAATGGCAACCCGCACATTCATCAAATCGGGCTGAAATCCTATGTACGGCTTGGCTGCCTCACAGATCTCCGCCACAGCGGGCGGCCACGTCATCGTGCGGCTGAGGGCAACCGCCCCGGCCATGGCGGCATCATAGGGAACATCGGTCAGCGACACCGCCCACGCATCGGACATTTCGTCCGGGTCATTCTCCCTGTAAAGGTTCGGCCACCAGTTCAGTAGCTTCAACATAAATTCGGTTGTCTGCTGGGTCGTCACTCTGCGCACCTCCCATTTCTTCCAGACGCTTTTTGAGCCGTTCGCGTACTGCCGCCTGCTTGTTCTGTGGGCGGGCAGCGGGCGTGGCTCTGGCCGCCGCTGCGGCGGCGTGGTTTTCTTTCTCGGCGCGGTAGGCATCCACGGACAGGATGTTCTGCTCCCGGCAGCGCTTGAGAATGGCTTTGACATAATTCCAGCTGCGCTTATTGTTGAGCGCTGCTTCACCGATAGCCTCGCAAATGAGGTCGGCGGGTAGATCCGTCAGCTGGCGGGAAATGTCATCAAACGCCGCCCGTGCGATAGGGCCGATGTTCTGCTCGTAGGCTTGGACGCAAGCGGAAATGTCGTTTTCAGCAGTAGCAGTAGAAGAAGATATATTATCCTTATCCTTTTCCTTATCCTTCTTCTTCTCCTTCTCTAGGCTTTTTGAAAAAAGGGAGCCTTTTTCAGAAAAGCCACCCTTTTTATCTGTGTCATTTAAAAGGGTAGCTTTTTCATTTTCTCCGTCAGGCGGTTTTTTCCGTGGACGGCCACCTTTACGGCCATAGGACGCTTGCTGTTCGTCAGTCTTTTTCCATTGCTCCTTGTCCCGGTCAATCTGGGAACGGATGCCGGGAAAAACAAACCGCTCATTTCCGGTGAGAGGTATCAATGTGCCATCCTTGCTGTATTCCAGCAGGGCGGTGAAAAGCCGTCCGCGTTCCTCCGAGTTCAAAAGCTCCATGTTTTCAAGGTAGCTGTGGTAGGCACAGAAATAAGGTCGGAGCATTGCACCACCTCCCTTGGCCCACCGGGCGGGCAGGACGGTTTATTCTTCATCGGTGTCGTCCTCGCAGTCGTTCAGGCGCTTATCGCGCATGTCGGCAACACTTTCCAGCGCAGCCAGGGCGGTTTTGCCTGCCACATAGGGAGATTTCACGAGAGTGCAGAGAATGTCGATCTCGCTCTCGCTGCGGAGCAGTTCCTCATAGCGGGAAAGAGGGATGCAGACCAGATCTTCATCATCCGTGCCGTTCTGGTCGTAGATGGAGTCGAACGCCTTTGCCATTTCTTCGATGGTGGGGTGCGTATTGCCGTCCTGCTTCATGGAATCAATCAGCTTTTTGAAAGCCATGTCTGCTTGAGAATAGTTGTTCATACGGTTACTCCTTTATTGATAATTTCCAGTGCCGCCTTGCACTGCTCAACAGTGAACATTCCGATATGGGTCTGTTCAATCGGCAATTTCATTTGTTCAGACAGCCATCGATAGGCTGCATTGCGCTTTTTGAATGGTCCGTCTCGCCACAGCGGGTCGAAACGGGCGTGTGTTGCCTTGCGCCAACCTCGAAGTTCAGCATTGGCAAGGCTGCCTTTGGGGCGGTCTGTGCCGGAATGTACGCCTACATAGGCGTTACATGGGCGGCACAGATAAGCCATGCCGTAGCTATGGCCGTAGTAGATAACAGAACTATCTACATATTTGGCAACACGGCCACAGTATGGGCAAACTACTTTTTGCATAAGGGTCACGCTCCTTTCAAATATCAATGCCCAACTCGCGGGCCTCTTGCCGGGCGCCATCTATAAGGTGGCTCATTTCTGAGCTGTTCATGGCGCTGGTGCGCTTGTACAGGATGTAGCTGCAATAGCGGCTGCCGTCCTTTTCGTGGGTGGTGATAAGGCGGGTGTAGGGGTAATAGCTGTGCGGGTCGGTACCCTCCGGCAAGTCCACCATGACGACCTGACCGGCCTTATCCAGACACGGCGTTCCGTACTCGACCACCAAATCGCTTTTGATTTCGTCAAACTCGCCCCAGACGGTGGAGGCTATGCGGCTCACCAGCGCGTGGAAGTAGTTGTTGGACGCTAAGCTGCGCCGGGGTATCGCGCGGGTGATCTGCACCTCCAGCAGCGCCCCTTGCAGCTGGTCGAACTGCTCCCGGAAATCCCCGGCAATCTCGATGACGATGCGCTGTCGGCCACGGTAGCCGGGCTCCATGCGCACCAGCCGCGCCCTCATTTGGATTCCTCCTTGTGGCAGTGCAGCCAGACATAGGTTGAATCGGGGCGCATATTGCCATACACCCAGTCGATGGCATCCTGCTCACTCATGTGGTCGCGGAGGACACGCTTCTCGTAGATGTACTCGCCGTTGACCTTTTTCTCGGCAATTTTGGCTTGGATTTCCTCGTCACGGTAGTTGGCCTCAACCAGATACAGGTCATAGTACGGGGCTGTGATGCCGTTGAGGTTGCCCATGTCGGTGGCGTAGAAGACCTTGCTGCCATCGTTGAACCAGATATGCCAGCAGCAGTTCTGCACATTGTGCTTGGTCTCGCAGGCTTTGACGAAGCAGTACCCGGTGTCGTACCAGCGGTCAGGTGTCGTGATGGTGATCTGCCGCAGCGGCACGCCCGCGTTCTGCAGGTCAGGCCCAAGCCACGGGCAGGCAAAGAACCGAAGCGACGGTCTCTCGGTGGCCAGCCGCGCCAGCGTCTTTGGCTGGAAGTGGTCGCTGTGGATGTGTGTCAGCAGCACCGCGTCCAGATCGCGGTAGACGCTTTCCAGACGGCGGAACGGAACGCCGCAGTCAATCAGGATGCGGCCATCCACCACCACGGCATTGCCCTTGCTGCCGGTGAAAATGATTTTGTACTCCATTAAAGTGTGCTGATGTCAACAGCTTCGGGCTCGGCCTCTGCTGTCGGGGCGGGGACTTCGGGCTCGGCGCTCGGCACTTCCTGCGCGTCTGCGGGGATACTGGCGCGGGCGGCCTCCACGGTCTCGGTCACGATCTGCCCGTCATCGGCCACGTTGACGGCATCGTCATGCTCCAGCGCAGTAGTCATTTCAATGGACATGATGCCCCAACGGCTGATGATGTGCCGCAGCAGGGTCTTTTTCGCCATGTCGTCAAAGTTCTTGTACCAGAACGAGGAGTAGCGCCACATATCCTTTTCGGGAACGCGGCCAGCCATCAAGTCCTCATAGCCTTGGCGGCTGAACGCCTTGGAGAAAGTATCTGCGTGGGTCATCATCTTTTCCTTGGACCAGTAGACGACCTTGCGGAAACCGTTGAGGTGCTCGAAGTAGGCCATGTAGCCGATGGTGGGCAGGGTCTCGCGCTCGTCATCGTCCTCGATGAACTGGAACTTGGCCTTGCCAGTTTCCGGGTCTTTGCCCATGTACTCGCCCTGCTTGATGACCATGACATCCAGATCCTTGTACTGGCCGCTGCGCAGCGCCAGCTGAATGTAGCCCTTGTAACCCAGCACGAATGTGGCGGTGGTGGTTTCCGGGCGAACCATGTTGCCGTCGCGGTCATACTTGGCCTTCTGCTTGAACGGCACGAGGTAATACTGACCCAACTGCGGGGAAGGGCTGAGGTTGAGGCTTTCGCCCAGCAGCGCACCGGCAAGGATCGTGCCGGCATCGCATTCCTGCAAGGCGGGGTTGACGGCCACGGCGCTGGTGATCGCGGCGCTAAAGCGGCGGGCGCGGGCCGGGTCGCGCAGCGTGCTGGCGATAAGGTTCTGATACATTTTGCTGTTGATGGCAACGCTGAACTTCTGTTTCTGCGGGGCGCTGTTAAGAGATTGTGTCATACTGCATACCTTCCTTTTCCATGAATGCTTTCAGTGCTTTCAGCTGCGGCAGTGTGCCCGTCACAGCGAACTTGGCAAGATATTTCTTCTCGGCGGGGGCGGCAGCAGGCGCGGGGGCGGCTGCCGGGGCCTGTGCGGGGCTTTCCGCCTGCGGGGGTGTAGCGACCTCGTGCGGCGGGGCGGGCTGCTCCACCGCCCTCTTGGCGGCCTCAGCCTCAATGGCTGCCTTGGCCTTGGCTTCGGCCTCCCGCTGAGCCTGCTGGCGGGCGCGGCGTTCTTCGGCAGCGCGGCGCTGGGCTTCCAGCTGTTTGTGACGCTGCTGCACGATCTGGCAGGCAGAACCAAGGTCGAGCGATTTCTGATATTCGACCATAATTTCGTCACGGTCCGGGTTTTCCTCCAGCGCGGCGCAGTCACGGACGATCTTGGTGACGCTCTGGGTGATGGCGGCCTTCATGGCCTTTGGGGTGCAGGTCAGCGTGACCTTGAGATTCATCTGTTCAAACTTCAGCCAATCCAGCCCGAAGCCACTGGTCAGTTCGTTAAAGAAAGCCCGGACATCATCCTCTTTCTGCTGCTTGATGCCGACCTCCACATCAGCAATTTTCTTGCCAAGCGCTTCATCGGCGGCTTTGTAGGGGTTCGAGACGCACTCTTTGTAGACAGCTTCAAACTGTTCGTAGGGGGTCATAATGGCCTTTTTGACGGCCATGCGCTGGGCTTCGTAGCCCTCCAACTCCTTGCGGACTTCGGTGCGGATTTTCTTGACATCGGTGCGGGTTTCCTCGGTCACGGCCAAAGCTATGACGGCGCTGGTCCGCTGTTCGATTTTGGCTTTCACATCCCGCAGCCGTTCCTCGATGATGGGCAGCTGCTTGAGGTTGATAACTTGCAGTTGTTCGGAATTTCCGTCCATGTGGTATACTCCTTTCTTTGTGCGCGGGGTTAGAAAAGCTCCCGCGTGATGGTGATTTTTTCGCGCGTCTTAGCGCCGAAGTTGCCGCCCTCCAGCATCCCGGTTTTGCGGAACTCCGACTCGGTGTAGATATCCGAGCATGCCGTTATGCCGTTGACTGCTCGGTGGAAAGCGGTAAACGCCTGCCAGGCGATGGTTATGGATGGAGCTTCAACCTCCGTCCAGCCGCCCTCGTAGGCCATGCCGCTGCTGCCGTAGGTGAAATAGAACTTCATGGTGTACCTCTCATTCTCCGAAGCATTCGGTGACTTCCCACGCATTGCGGGTCGTCATGCACTGGTCGCAGCCAACGATCTCGTTGTCGGCGCTGATGTAGATGGTTTCGCAGGTCTGCTCGCAGATCGGGCAGACCGGGTAGGTCGGGTCTTTGCCGTCACGGTAGCCGGTGTTCCGCAGGTTGCGGATGTAGGCGGCATCGGGCAGATTACTCACGGCGGCCACGCTCCTTATCGTCCAGCTTGAACCAGATTCCAAGGCAGGTATTTACGCCCAGCAGGCAGCTGATGAACAGGATCACGCCGTTCAGCAGGGGCATATCGCCATCGGCCACGGAAACCACGGCCATCAGCACCACCAGCATCAGCGCAAGGCAGACAAACTGCATTGCCTTTTTCAGCAATCGGATCATGCTTCACCCTCCCATCTGCACCGGCACGGCAGCGTTGCCATGATGACATCCCCCAGAACATGGGCAATGTCATCGGGCAGGCCCAGTTCCGGGCCGTAGGCGCTGGTCAGAACCACAGTGCCGAAGATCTTCGTGCAGGCCAGAAAGCTGGCAACCTCGTTGACAACGGGCCTCGGCCACTGAAGGCGGGCGTCCTCGTCCACCATCAGCAGGTAGTGACCCTCGATGTTGCGGACGGGAACGGTCTCCACATAGCCGCCGACAACTTTCTGCACATCCTCCAGCGCCGGTGCGGTAAAGGTCTGCACCCGCATATCGCCGTTGGTGGCAATTACAAGTCCTCGCATCATTTTCTATCCTCCTCTCAAATCAAACCGCGCTTGCGGAGTTCGGCCTTGCGGGCTTCCAGCTTTTCGCGGCCACCGGGCTGTTCAATGAACCAGTGGTAAAATTCCAGCGTTGCCGCCGCAAGGCGTTCAGCCTTTTCGTCTGATAAATTGAATGGGTGCTTTTGCTTTGTCTCTTGCGGGGGCATCTCTGTTCCTCCTTGTGTTTTGCTTTCTTCCCACCTATACTTGAGGTGCGGGCTGCTGCAACAGCTTAGCTTTCAAGGAAAGGAGGGAGAAACCGTGAAAAGGTACTATGTTGACTTGACGCACTTTGAAAATTTGGAAGACCGTGCAGCCGCTTACGAACGGGTTGACGGCGCTGCGTTCCTTTGCAGCCGGGTATTTTCAAAGCCGCAGATGTCTGGTCTTGTTCCAAAGGCCCCTGTGCTTGTCGGCCTTGAGGTCAGCTGGAACTCTGCCGAGGATTTTGAAAATTCCTCGGTGTACCCGTCAGGGTGTAGTTGCAAGCCCATCTGAATGAACAACGCAGTCATTGTCCTTTAGGCCGGTGATCTGCAGCAGGGCTTTCGGAAAGTCCGGGTCGTAGTCGAAAACGACCCGGATTTTCTTGTTTCCGTCAAGGTGCGGGAGCATTTCCGGGAGCTTGGCGAGGCGGTCTAAAGCATCGCTTTTATCCCAAAGGCCAATTCCCACATCCTTGTCCGGGGTGTCTTCGGGGTAGCCGTAGTGCTTCAGGGCGTCTTTGGTGTTGGACATTTGGTTCACCTCCTTAGTTGGCAAATGGTCTACTCACGAAGCAAAAAAAATCTTCTCTGCCTCATCAGCAGGGATGCACAGTAACTCGCGCAGCCCTTTGATTTCCGGTGCAGTGAAGTCTGTTTTGTTCTGAATCTTATTCAGAAACCCCTGGTACGACAGCCCAATCTTCGATGCGATGTACTTCATCTTGTAGCCGGAATCCTCAATTTTTTCCTTGAGCAAATCTGTATTCGTCATTTTTGTCACCTCACTTTCTGTTGCTTAGTAGACTTGCTGTCTACTTTGCGTATATTACCACTTCGTAGACCCATTGTCAACTATTTTTTTGGAAATTGCGAAAATTTGTTGACCTTGTGTCCACTATGTACTATAATAGGCTCATAAGATTTCAGAAGGAGATAGAATAATGACCATCGGGCAAAGAGTAAAACTTCGCAGAGAGGAACTTGGGCTATCTCAAGAAGAACTGGCTAAACGGATTGGTTACAAGTCGAAAACATCAATCAACAAAATTGAACTGGATTTTCGTAATCTTACCCAGTCCAAGATAAAGGCTATCGCGGATGCACTTGATACAACGCCGTCCTACATCATGGGCTGGGATGAAGAAGCCGAAGAAGCAAAAAAGGCTGCCCCCAGTGAAGAGGACAGCCTAAATGCAGAAATTATCAAATTGTTTATGGGTCTGACAGCCGATCAGAAGAAAGAGGCGCTGAATTATCTGCGCTACCTTTCAACGAAATCAGAAAATCCCTGAACGCGATTTTGTCATCGTAGGACAGGCCGGACAATAGCATAGTGAGTTCCTTCAACTCATCGGGGTTCATACCACTTCACTCCATTCCCAAAAATATTGCCGGCATATCCGCATTATATCACAGGCACACGGTTTTTGCATGAAAATGCAAGAATATCCCAAAAGGACGCAAAAATAAACAGGAGGCATTATCATGGCACGTTGTAGAAGATGTGGTAAAAGCGGTCTGTTCTTTCATGTAAACCAAGAGGGCTATTGCGAACTGTGCGCAATGCAGCTCCGGGACGAGGCCATCGAGCAGCACCGGAAAGAGTATAAGCGCAAGATGGCAATGGAAGCTGCGGCAAAGGGAATCAAACCTGAAGAGCTTGAAAAGCCTACCGATGAAGTGCTGTACACCCTTGCCATCGTAAGCGGCCTTATCCAGCTTCATGCAAACTATCTGGATATCAAATGGGATAAAATGCATGAGAGTATCCCTCTGCAGAATGTGTTGTCCTTTACGATAGAGGAACACAGCATTGGTCCCAACAGAATACGCATTGCGACAGCTCAGGCAGCCACCGCAAATATCAATCTTGGCTACGGCGTCAGCAGTGCAGTCGGCGGCGGCAATCATGTGTATGGTTGCAGTGCAACGGAACTTCCGACAGCCTACAAAATCCGCGATTATATCTCCAACTGGACGGCAAAGGCACCCGCGCCGGCAGTTGCACCGCAGCCTGCGCCACAGGTTATTGAACAAAAGCCGTCTGCAGCTGATGAAATCCGCAAGTACAAGGGCCTGCTGGATGATGGTATCATTTCACAGGAAGAATTTGAGGCAAAGAAGAAGCAGTTGCTTGGCCTGTAAAACCGAAAGGAGCGTGACGGCATGAAAAAGCGAATCAACACTAATTCCGCAGCCCGTGCCGTCATCTACGCTCGTTATTCCAGCGCCAACCAGCGTGACTGCTCCATCGAGCAGCAGGTGGAAAAGTGCCGGGAACTGGCCGCCCGCGAGGGCGTGACCGTCATTGAAATATATGCTGACCGCGCCGTCAGCGGCAAAACGGACCGCCGCCCGAATTTCCAGCGGATGATGAAAGATGCCAGTCTGCGGCAGTTTGATGTAGTCCTTGCATGGAAGTCCAACCGCATGGGCCGGAATATGCTGCAAGCCATGATGAACGAGGAGCAGCTGCGCAGTAATGGTATCCGCACCATCTACGCCGAGGAAGATTTTGACGACACTGCCGCCGGGCGCTTTGCCCTGCGGAACATGATGAATGTCAATCAGTTCTATTCAGAGAACATGGCCGAGGACATCTCGCGCGGCCTGATGGACAACGCCAGCAAGTGCATGTCCAACGGCAGCCTGCCGCTTGGCTACAAGACCGGCAAAGATCAAAAGGTCGTGCTTGATGAAGCAGAGGCAGCCATCGTGCAAGAAATCTTTACCCGGGTGTCGTGCTATGAGCCGTTCATCGACATAGCCCGCGATCTGAACCGCCGGGGCATCAAGACCAAGAAAGGGGCAGAGTGGGGGCGCAGCAGCTTTCACACGATCTGCCGCAATGAGCGGTACAGGGGTATCTACATTTACCGTGATATCCGCGTTGAGGGCGGTATGCCGCGTATCGTATCGGACGAGCTTTTTTACAAAGTGCAGGAGGTATTGAAAGTGAAGAAGAATCCGCAGGGTCGCCGTAAGCGCAGCGGCTATGAAGAATACCTGCTGACCGGGAAGCTGTACTGCGGCCACTGCGGCAGCCCCATGACGGGCATTGCTGGCACCAGCAAGACCGGGGCCATGCACTATTACTACACCTGCCAGAAGCGCCGCACTGACCACAGCTGCGATAAGAAGGCCGTCCGCCGCGACCAGATTGAAAAGGCCGTGGCTATCGCTATCCAGCAGCAGCTGCTCACCGATGAAAACATCCAGATGATGGCGGATGAAACGATGGCCTATAACGCCCGCACGGAAATCAAATACCGCTTGCAAAGCTTGCAGCAGCAGCTTTATTCCAACGAGACCTCAACTGCCAACATTATGAAGGCGATTGAAATGGGCATCATCACAGACACTACGAAAGCCCGCTTGCTGGCGCTGGAGCAGGAACACGGCCAGCTGCTTGCCAAAATCGACACGGCCAAGGCCGAGATGGTTCCCATCAACCGGGAGGATTTCGTCAGCCTGCTGGACATTTACCGCACGGGCGATGTGAACAACAAAAAGTATCTGGCCGCCCTGTTCGATACATTCCTTGTCCGGGTTGACCTTTATGACGACCACTTCAAGATCACCTTCGACCCGACAGGCGGAAAAATGCCGGTAGATATTCCCATCGGCGCGGAAGATTCTCCCGAAAGTCTGGGCGATTCTCCCGAATCCTCGGATTTTGAGGCATCTCCACAGGATGCAGAAAAGTTCGTTTTAGCTCTCCACAACCGCACCAAAGAGCTTCAAGCTTTGGCTTGAGGCTCTTTTTCTTTGTCTTGGCTTTTAAGTTGTTTATTGCCCTGCCAAAAGCAGAGAGATGATTACCGCTCCGGTATCAGTGAGGAAAAAAGGCCATATGAAGGTTTACCACAAGCTGTCAGGCGAATTTCCATATGCCTGCGTTTCCCTGTGGCCCTGAATCTGGCTCTAAACCGTGTTCCCAATAAAGGGCAGTGTATTCGTATGCTGCCCTCTTTCATACAACGAAATGTCCACGGACGGAACACAGATATATTGTCCACAAAAACATTTTTTAAATATTTTTTACTTCGTATCAACGATAAAAATAGATTGTTTTTCCACAGGGCACACCTGTCCGCCTCTTGCAATCTTGAACGATTGCGGTATAATGGAAAACATTCCGCGAAACCGTTTGTGCGGGCGGCTGCGGAATGGGCAGGTGCGGAACATCTGCCAAACCCAATTAAAATAGGGAAGAGGAATCGTTATGAATCAACTCACAAAAGCGGCCAAAACGCTGGCTGCCAAGTACAACTCCACCAGCCTGATCCTGCGCATTGCAATCGGTCTGGTGATCGGTTCGGTGCTGGCTTTGATCTGCCCCGGTGCTGCATGGATCGAAGAATTCGGCAACCTGTTTGTCGGCGCGCTGAAAGGCGTTGCACCGGTGCTGGTGTTTGTTATTGTTGCCAGTGCACTGGCGCAGGGCTCCTCCAAGCTGGACCGCCGCTTTGGTACGGTGGTCTGGCTGTACATGCTCACCACCTTTGTGGCGGCTGCGCTCAGCGTTGTGACCAGCAAGCTGTTCCCGCAGACGCTGGTTCTGGCGGAAGCTGCCACGGCGGATGTGGTGCCCCAGGGCCTGGGTGATGTGATGCACACCCTGCTTTCCAACATTGTTTCTAACCCGGTTGCTTCCATCATGAACGGCAACTATATCGGCATCCTGATGTGGGCCTGCCTGTTCGGCCTTGCCATGAAAAAGCTGGGCAGCGATACCACCAAGAACTTTATGGCCAACACGGCGGATGCAATTTCTACCATTGTGCGGTGGATCATCAACCTGGCGCCGTTTGGCATTATGGGCCTGGTGTTTACCAACGTGTCGGACAACGGCCTGTCCATCTTTACCCAGTACGGGCGCCTGTTGCTGCTGCTGGTGGGCACCATGCTGCTGATGGCGCTGGTGATCAACCCGTTCATCATCTTTATCTACCTGCACCGCAACCCCTACCCACTGGTGTTCCGCTGCCTGCGTGAAAGCGGCCTGACCGCTTTCTTCACCCGCAGCTCCGCCGCCAACATCCCGGTCAACATGTCTCTGTGCGAAAAGCTGGGCCTGGATAAGGATATTTACTCCGTCTCCATCCCGCTGGGCGCAACCATCAATATGGACGGCGCTGCCATTACCATCACCATCATGACGCTGGCTGCCGCCAACACGCTGGGCATGCAGGTCTCCGTGCCTGCCGCCATCCTGCTGTCCATCATGTCGGCTTTGGGCGCATGCGGCGCTTCCGGTGTTGCGGGCGGTTCGCTGCTGCTCATCCCCATGGCCTGCTCGCTGTTTGGCATTTCCAATGATATTGCCATGCAGGTCGTCGGCGTTGGCTTCATCATTGGCGTTATTCAGGACTCCGTTGAGACTGCGCTGAACTCCGCCGGTGACGTGGAATTTGCCGCCACCGCCGAATACCACCAGTGGCTCAAAGAGGACAAACCTCTGCCGGCTTTCATGGGCGGTAAATAAGGTACATAGGTATCATTTAAGAAGTATTACAGCCCCGGTTCTGCGTTTGCAGAGCCGGGGCTGTTGTTATATCCTGAGTGTGGGTAGCAGGGCGGTAGGGGAAAGTGGGGCGGCCAGCCCTCTGGCCGCCGGACGGGCCCGATCACAAATCTCATTATGCCAGATTTGGACAAGGCCCCGGAACGGTCAAGACCATTCCCTACAGAACATTTTATTCTGCGCGGCTAACCTTCTAAAATACCAGTAGGGCGGGATGCTCTCACCCCGCCGCGGAGAAACATAAAATCATTCGTTGTGCGGTGTTGCCTTAGGAGGAGGTGGAATGTTATAATTGGCGGCTCAGCAAAGAGCGTGTTACGCTTCTGCACCGAAGTCGGCCCGGAATTCAGCCAGCATGGCGCGCATTTCCTGGGCGGAGGCTTCATCATTCAGGGCGGCGTAACCGGCGCGGGCGGGGCTTGCTTTGGGGGCACCGGGGCCTTTGGAGCCGTACTCGCCAAAGTGAACGGTTTCCTCGTTGGCGGGGTCAGACCAGTTGTCCCACCCAAGGGGGATGATCTCATCGCTTAAATCGCAGTCCAGCCAGTACACGCGGGCATACTGCCGCCACGGGCGGCCCAGATAGACACTGCCTGCGGGGCTGTTGCCCTGCACGGTGCAGTTGGCAAACAGGTAGCCCGGCTTGCCCTGCGGCGTGCTGGCGGCGGCAATATAGCTGGTAACGCCGCGGTGGGCAACGGGCACAATGCGGCAATGGTCAAACACCGCGTTGGCCCCGCCGAAAATGAAATCAATGTTGCCGGAAATCTCGCAGTCACGGTAGTATTGTTTGGTGTCCAGCCGGGGCGTGTTCTCCCGCGGACCGCGGAAGCCGTTTTTCTGGCGCACGGCCAGCGGCAGGGGAGCGGTGAAGAGCGTATCCTGGTTGCCGTGCAGGGAAACATCCACCATGCACACACGGCTGGCATCGGCATATACCGCCAGCGCCTGGCCGCGGTCCGCACCATCACCGGCGGTGTTTTCCACGGTCAGGTGCTCCAGCCGGGCGCTGCCGCCGCCAAGGAAAAGCGTCTGGCTGCGAAAGGTACCGGTGCGCTCCTCGCCGGGCCAGGGGTCGCGCCCGGCGGCCCCGGCGGAGATCACGGTCTGCCCCATCCCGGCACCGGTGATGATGTAATCCGCCAGTTCCAAAAACGGGCGTTCATAATAGGTCCCGGCCCCCAGCACAAAGTGAAGCGGCTGGGCGGGGTCCTGCGCGGCAGCAGCGGCGGTCAGGGTGATAAATTCAGCGCTGCCATCCACGGCAACGGTTACAAGCTTGCGTTCCATATTGAATCGGTTCCTTTCACAAAAAGGCTTCCATGGTATCAGTGCAAATACTCCGGTCCGGTGGGGCAAAAAGAGGCGGCATTACACCTTAGAAAAACTGTTTGATAAAAGCAATATCGCCGGCAGCGCGGGCGGGCACGGCTTCCTCGCGCAGAACGGGCAACGGCTGTGGCAGGGTGCGCAGCATAGCAAAGGCACCGGCGTAATCGGTGCAGGAATCTTCCAGGCTGGTGTGCAGCATGGTGCCGTCCGGCGCAAAGTTCTTGCCCTTAAAGTGTACGGCCTTGATTTTGTCCCCAAGCAGCTCGCCCATGGCGTCCCACAGGGGCTGCTGGTTGTCCTTGCCCTCAAAGCTGACCAGGTTGCTCATGTCCAGGATGACCCCCAGCGCGGGGCTTTGCATCATATCCAGGATGTGCCGCGCTGCCTGCGGGGTGTTGGTGCTGTCGCCAACAACGGGCTCAATGGCAACGGTCACGCCAAGGCGCTCGGCTTCCGGCAGAATGGTTTCCAGGCTTTTGCAGAGCATATATTGGGCACGCTCGCGGGTGGTGCCGGCGGGCTGCTTGTGCATGCCGGTAGTCTCGGTGCCAACGCAGCCCGCGTTCAGCGCCTTGCACACGGCCAGCTGGCTTTTGAAATCCGCTGCGTTGGCGCTGCGCTGCACTTCGTCCGCGATGGCAAGCTCCACATAGGTGCCCAGCACGGCAACAGCGATGTTGTGCTTCTTTTGCGCTTCCAGCGTGTTCTGCACCAGCTGCGGGGTAACGTCCGCATAGCTGGCAACGCCGGGCACGCATTTTTTGTAGGCCAGCTGCACGCAGGCAAACCCGTCTGCGGAAACCTTGCCAAACAGCTCATCGGGCGTGCCCTTACCGTAATCATGCAGGCGGGCACCAACGGTAAATATGGCCATAACAGCGGAACCTCCTTACTGGATGATAATTTCAGTATAGGCCAGCAGCAGGGGGGCAACGCCCTTGGCGTCGTTTTCCACAACCGGCTCGCTGAAATAGTATTCCAGGCTGCCATCGCGGCGGGTGGCGCCGCCCAAACCGGCTACCAGGCAGATGCCGGACAGTTGCAGCTCGCCCTTATCGTTCACGCCCAGGTATTTGTCACAGGTGCCATAGAATGCCTTTTCGCCGTAAGCGCGGAACCGCTTGGGCAGGTAGCCCAGCCGCACGCCTTTGAGCACGGCGTAAGCGAACAGGGAGCTGCCGGAGGTTTCCAGATAGTTGCCCGGTACGCCGGCTTTATCAATGACCTGCCAGAACATGCCGGTCTCGGCGTCCTGGAACTGGATCATGGCCTCCACTGCTTCCTTGAACATAGCCATAATGGCGCGGTATTCGTAATACATCTGCTCGTCCATGCGCTCCAGAACATCCACCATGGCAACCAGGAACCAGCCCATGGCGCGCAGCCAGAAGTTTGCGCTGCAGCCCGTTACAGGATCGGCCCAGTACATCTGGCGGCTTTCATCATAGCCGTGGTAGTACAGGCCGGTTTTGGGGTCTCGCATGTACTTTTTGATGTTCATGAACTGCTTATAACTGTCCTGGCAGCCCTTCATGCCGTTGTAGCGGGTCTCGTATTCCATGTAGAATGGCTGCGCCATATAGGTGCCGTCCAGCCAAACCTGCCACGGGTAGATGGCTTTGTGCCAGAAATTGCCATCCTTGGTGCGGGGCTGGGTGTCCAGCTGGGCGCGGATGGTGTTGATGGCATCCCGGTAGCGCTGTTCGCCGGTCAAATCAACCAGGGAAAACAGGTTTTTGCCCTGGTTGATGTTGTCCAGGTTATGCTCGTTGGCGTCAAAGGTGTAGATCTCGCCGCCATCCTTGACAAAGTAGTCTACAAAATCACGGGAGAACTTCAGGAACTTTTCATCCCCGGTGGTCTTGTACAGGCTCAGGCAGGCGGTGATCATGCAGCCGTCCACATAGTTCCATTTATTGGGCTTGCCGCTGCGCACCTTTTCAATGTTCCACAGTGGGGCTTCGGCAGAGCTGCCGGCAATCAGATAATCCACATAATTGCCCAGGGTGGTCAAAATCTCTTCATGGGTCATGGCTTAATCCTCCTTAAAGCT